GGGGTCTGCCCTGGACCCGGCTCCACTATCCGCCGCGATGGCTGGGTCGACGTAGATGTGGCTGAGCGCGCCCACGGGTTGCTAGATGACGTTGGCCGGACCCGCGAGCTTGACGTACAATTCACGGGCACTGTCCGTGTTGTACGCGGCGAGTAAGTTGGCGAGTTGCGTTGCGGCGAGCGCGGTGACTTCTTCCTTCGTCACGCTGGCAGCGCCGGCAAGCCCTGAGACATTTGGAATCACCTCACCGGTGTCCAGGGAAGCGACGATTACGGAGACCTGAGCGTTCCAGTCGTCGACCAGCACCGCTGCCTTCGTGTTCATCTTTGCAAATTCACCGGCGAAAGCGCGGAGCTGTGTCGTTAGCTCGCCGAGGATATCTTTTTGTTCTGCTGTTAGCGAAGCGTATGTTGCCACTCTATTACCCCCCAATCTTAAAAACCATCTACACCAGCGTAGCCGAGGACAGGAAAATGTGCTCCACGGGGCACGTCGGGAGGATTTGAGCCGGCTTGTGCAGGTTCCTCTACGGCGCCAAGCTGTCCGCAATGTTCTTCATGCGCGAAACCGCTTGCGCGTACTCTTGTACTCGAACCGCGACATGCCGCCCGGCCTCCGTTGCCGCAGTGTTGTCTCGCGCGAGTTGCGACTGCGACAGCTTCAAGCGAGCTTTTTCCTCGCCAAATACCTCGCGGTCTTCTTGGAGTTTGGCTTCTCCTCGGTGGAGAGCTGTACCGTGCGCCTCCAACCGGGCACGCTCGGCCTGCACGGCCTTCTCTTGCGCCTCGAGCCCCTGCAAGTCAGCACGAGCGGCGGCTATCTTCTCAGTCTCCAGCCGCAGGTCTTCTCGAGCCACGACTACGCGCTCCTCCTCGTCCACGAAGTCAGCGACTCCAGCGGCAAACTCCGCCAGCCGCTCGGTAAGCGCCTTGTCGTCGCCCAGCAAAGCCAAAATTTCTCGCACTTGAGTCATCTGCGCGGGACCGGGGGGACGTATAACCTGCATCGGCATAGTCTCCTTATGTGTTGGTGATGACAGCCAGGTACGTTCCTGGGCGGACACCGAAAAACATAGTAGTATCGGCAGCCATCCGCAAGTGCCCCGTAGTAGCTGTAGGCACCGTTACACCAAAGACAATCGAGATGATGGCGTCCGTGTGGACACACACCAGATTGGTGTTCGCGTTGAACGCCGCCGATGGAGCACTAGTCCCACTGTTAGTGAGCTTCTGGTCCGCGGCTAACGCGGACGGCTCCGAGCCTACCGGCATAGCTTTGCCGTAAGCAACTGCCATGTCGGCGTATTCACGAATGTAAACAGCCATATCGACCCCCTATGCTGTCAGCGGCCAGATGGTGTCTGCGCTCTCCAGCAGTTCGACGAACTCGTTCATCGCATGAATCAGGCGCTCTTTGCCTTCTGCGTCGGTGAACGCTGTGTCGTCATACGCTATCTCGAGAACAGCGCTGGAGCCGTCCATCGCTGTGCCGCCGGAGGCGACCCGTGTTACTTCACCGTTGATGACCTTGGGGTCAGCGACGGTAGTGAACATGTAAGGAATTGCCATTCTCTGCTTCCTCGTTTAAGTTGGAGTCCACGACCCGGGGACCAGGGCGGTAGGGCTAGGTGCGGTGGACTTGTCTACCCCGCCCGCGCCGGTACCACTTACGACGGCGCCGACGCTATCCCCCGGCTGGCGAAGTGAGGGGTCTAGTCGCTTCGCAAGGGCGATTACCGCGGCGTCAAAAACCTTCTGCGTCACTGCAGTCACGTTGAAAACGAAGATTCCCGCGAGAGGGAAGTACATCTGCTTCGCGGTTACCGTTCCCCCATCAACGAGGTAGACGCCATTAGCCACCAGTTCGGTGAAGTGGAGGGCGGCGCCGTTCAGCACCGCCACCTCCCAGTTCGTTCCTACCGAGTACACGTCAGGGACGATAGTGGAGTCCTGGGTGATGATGTGACCGAAATCTACGTCTGCCATCTGCTACTCCTCGTGAGAGTGAGCCTCGGGGGTTGTCGCCAACCCCCGAGGATACCGTCAGGTTATTCCTGGCGAGCCAGCTCCACCCACATGGAGAGGGACGACCCGGTGGTCGCTGCTCCAGCGGAGGTACCGTAGATGTCGAACAGCTTCTCGCGGTTCGCCGGGGTGTCGGTGAGACTCAGCTGCTCCCAGAGCGCCTTGCCCTGGTCTTCGATGGGAACCACGGCGCTCTCGGACGTGATGTCCGTTCGAGCCTTGGCGCCAGCGCCGGTGGCGAGAGCCGATGCGAAGAAGTCCGCATCCTCGACCGCGTCGTCGTTGACATCGTACAAGCCGACATTCATCGTCACAGACGCATTCTCGTCGTCGCTGGCGTATTCCAGCCGGTGGATGATGTCCGAAGCGCGGACTCGAATCATCCGGTAGGTGGAGCCGACATCGCCGACTCCGACTTCATCCGTCGCGAAGTAACGACGCAAGCGTGCGCCGTTGTTCTGCACGTTGTTCTTGACGGACGGGGTTGCGTCGAGGTTGGTGACCCCGGCCGACTTCAGTTCCTGTGTAGCCATTTTACCTTACTCCTCTAGTCCGTCAGGATTAGATTTGGTCGTCGCAGAGAATCTGTACGACTTTGCCCTGTTGGAGCCGCGTGGCCCCGTAGGTGCTCGACAGATAGACCTGCCAGGAATAGCTCTTGTCAGCACGCTCGCTGACCTTCGCCGTGATGTCATCCCACACACCGAAGTGCATGCCGCTCGGCACCCAGGCGGGAATCAACCGATTGCCGCTCGTGATGTTCAACCGGTCGGTGACGATGAACTTGAACCCCATGAAAGTGTCGATGGTGCCGTTGCGCAGCACAGGCTCGCCGCCATTGTAGTCCGCGTTGGTGACCTGGACTTCCTTCAGGAGCAAGTCGTGCTCGTAGGGGCCAATGGCGCAGTACGGCATTTCGTACAGCCGACCCTTATGAGCCGTCATGAGCATCCGCAGGGCAGCTTGCAGCTTCGCGACGTTCATACCGGAAGCAGCACCGCCCACGGCGGCAGCCACTCGGTAGTTGGTGGTGTCGAACGTCTCGTTCGTGGTACCGTTCTCGCCGACCTTCGCCGTAGCGAAGAATCCGGTGATACAGGCGTCGTCCTGAGCGCGGGCCATGGCGTGGCTACCATTCTCGGCGTACGGGCTGGTCGGGTCGACAACCATGCGAAGCTTGTCGACGTGGTCGATAAGCGAGCCCCACTCGTAGTCGACGGGGAAGACCCATCGCTTGGCCTGGGGCAGCTCCATGTTGGGGGTGTCAGCGTGACGGGTCGAGCGGACCTGCGCTTCTGCGGGACCAAACTGCTCGACTGCCGATGCGGCCTTACCCACATAGGAGTCTTCGGTCATCGAACCACGGAAAAGGGAGCCTTTCTGTTGCAGGATAAGGTCGACGTTGGCCTTGTACTCCTGCACGTTGGCAGTTGTGATTGCGTCGGGCATCTTGCTATCCTCTATCCGGAGTTGAAAACAAACCTTTTTACGGCTTGTCCTCTAGAGAGGGGCCCGAGACGGGGAGGGCGGCGCCGGGCCTTACGGTTCCCCGGCGCGCTTCTTCCCATACCTATGAGTATAGCACAGTCCGTCGTCAGCTCTGAACGTTCGGGTCGAAGTATCCCATCTCGGTCAGAACTTCCTTCACGAAATCCGGGCCCACCTCGATACCGTGGTTGTCGTCCAGCCACCCGACGATGAAGTCCTGCGTGGTGTCCCACTCGGGGTCATGGTCTTCTGAGACTGCCCGCCGCAATGCGATTTTCACCATGTCGGCCTCGTGTCGGCGCTTCTCGGCAACCTCCTGCTCAATCTCCCAGGTAGCCTGGTCCTCCACCTTCTCAACTGCCAAGTCTCCACTGGTGGTCGCCGTCGCATTCGCGAAGTTGTACTCGAACACCTCGACGAGCGGCTTGATTGCCTCCGCATTAAGGGAAGCTATCCCCTTTGCCCACGGAAGGCGAAGTCGCAGTTGCTCCTCGGTCCCCACTTTGTAGAGCCAGGCTTCGCTCGCCTGCGTGGCAACAACGAAGTCGGCACTGATATAACCATCGACCTGCAGCTTTCGGAGCTTTGTAAACTCCTTCAATAGCTTATCGACGGCTGCCTTCTCCATAACAAAGGCGTCATGAAGGTCGCGCGCTAGCTTCTCGACAGCCGCGATGCGAATCCTCACTTTATGTGTTGCTGTTTCCAGGTCCATGGCTTACTCCGGGTATAGGATTGTGAACAGCTCGGAACGCTCGGCCATCACCTTCTTGTGCTCGGGATGGTTCTTCGTCTGGAGCGCCTTCAGCCATGCCGGGTCGGCCAGCAGCTTCTGATACCGGGCTCGCGCCTTGTCCGGGCTCATGTCGAACGTGTCGTTCTTGCCCCCGTCTGCCGGGTGGCCCAGCGCGAAGGTATCCTCATTCAATTTGGAGCCGAGGTTGGCCGCCCACTTCATGGTGGCCTCGTAGCCTATTGATGCCTCGACAGCATTCACCATGTCGGCCGTCATGCCGAGCGCGCGGATTGCCATCTGCCCTTGCCGGAGCTGGCCGTCGTAGCCCTGCCCCCACTCTTTCTGGAGGTTCTTGTCGCCCAGTTGCACATCCGCAGAGTGGTCTTCTTTACCTCGCGTATCACTGGCCGTCTGCAGCACATTAAACTCGTCGTTCAACTGGGCGCCCTGCTCCACACTGAGCCCCAGCTTATGGAAGGTCTCGCGAGCCCAAGTCTGCATGGACTCGTCGGCCTTCATCCCCTCCGGAACCGCGAACGTGTAGCCTTCCGCCTTGTCCGGCATGCCCATGCGGAGGAATACGTCGCGGTTGGTCTCCACCGAGATGCCGTCGACCGGGATACGAAGTAGCTCGTTGGCCGGCCCGCCCATCATCTTCTCGAGCGACTGGTGACTTGCGAGGGCTGCGTCCTGGTCGGCCCAGTTCTTGTTCGTGGCCCAGGCGCGTAAGTCGTCATTTTTTACACCAGCCACCCAGTTGCCTTCCTTGGCCGCCGCCGCTGCGGCTGCTGCCTCGGTCGCTGCAGCTGCCTCGGTCGCTGCTGTTGCCGCGGCTGCTGCAGCTGCGTCCCCGGCCTCGTCCGAAAGGACCACACCAAATTCGTTGCCTATCCTCATGCCTCAAGCTCCTCTTGTTGGGCCCGCCTCACGGCTTTCAGCCGCAACTGGGGTTCCCCCGTTGCAAGCTCGAACATGTCGTCCGGGCTCAGTTCCAAGTTCTGAACGATGCGCAGAAAAACCTCCCGGCGTCCTATAAGCACGTCGGTCATTCGTCGGTCTGGGTGGTATCCAGCTTCATTGAAATGGCAGAAATCCGCCAGGTCTTCGAGGATGTGTGCGGCCAAAGGCCCCCCGAACGTCCTCTTATAGGCGGACTGGCGCTCCAGCAACATCTCCGCTGCGGCCTCGATATCAGCAATGTTGACTTTGCTCTCGTCTGCCATAAAGTCTCCCCTCGGTTATCCCGCAGGTCCACCTTCACCACCGGCCAATCCCGGTAGTGCTTTGGCGGCCCCGGCGAGGCCGTGGGCATTCTCTACGAGCATTTGCTGCTCTTGCTGTTGTTTTCTCTCTTGGCGTATCGTGGCAATGTCGTCCGGCGCCCGCGTCCATGACGGGGGTACGCCGTTGATTTCGTTCAGCTCTGGTATCGCTACATCGAAGTCGTAGTGGTCGAAGATGGACACGTCCTGCGTCACGCCCGCAATCTGAGTCGAAGTCTCGAGGCTGCGATGGAATCCGGATGCACCCTCGGCGCGCATCATGCGCGACATCGGGTTGTCGTACTCGACAGTATAGATGCCGCCGGCTTCGACGAGCTGCGGCGGGGGTTCGGGCAGGAGTCCCAGCATCGCCAGCACGTCAATTTCGCGTTCCACCAGCGGGCCCAGGAATTCAGCTTGCAGGCGCCCAGCGGTGGGGGCAATCAGCATACCCTTCTCCCGGGTCCGCTCCAGCACCTCGGTCGCGGTCATGCGCGGGTTCTCGGTGAGAATCTGGAACAACGTAATCAGGAAGGCGTCGTTGATGGTATCCTTCTCCATATCCATCATCTTCTCGCCCACCGCGATGTTACCTGTGGGCAGAGCATGCACAAGCGGCTTCCCTTCGGCGCTCACGCCGCCCGGGTTGATGGCTCCGGAGCGCAGCGAGAACGTCCCGATAATGCCGTCGTCGTGAGCAAGCAGCACTGGGTCCAGTACGCGGTGGCCCTGCTTGATGACGGTTTTCTTCTGCTCGTTCAGCAACTTAATAGACGGAAGTACCAGTTGTGCGGGTCCACGACCATAATCCTCCCCGCTATACTGCGTGTAGCGGCACAGAGGCATGGGGAAGGTATGGTAGCCGCCCTGCCGCAGCATCGCTTGCTCTTGGCAGAAGATGCTGACGGAGTCGAACGGCATGGACTCGGGCCCGATACCGTCCGGGTCGTAGTCTGCCTTCGGGACGATGACATGCAGGATATCGTACTCGGTCTCCATCGTGTTCTCGGACTCGGCCAGCTTGTAGATGGACTGGGGCAACTGCCCGGTGCCGAACTCCTGGATAATCTGCCGGGGCGTCAACTGGTACAAGCGGTACATGGTGTCCACGACGCCGGCGTGGTTCTCGATGAAGAACGTCTGCCCTAAGAACAGGTTCCGATAACGCAACCCGTCGCGGGCGTCGTTCGCGTCGACGAACAGCATGCCGTTCCCGTACGCGCCGTAGGAGTTGTATGTCTTCTGGCTCTGCGCTACGAAGCCCGCTTTCGGCCGGTAACGGAAGCGGAACAGGAGCTTTACCAGCTGCTCCATGTAAAGCTTTACCGACCGGTCTTTGCGCAGACTCTCCTCCTCGGGAGCGAGCCGGTGCCACATCTGGCCGAACGGGGTAGCGAGGGATTCGATAACCGACTGGAACCGCTGGAGTCCCAGCGCCGCCGTCGCGTCGTACATGATGGTAGTATTCTTCTCACCCTTTGTCCAGTTGCGACCGCGCGATAGGAAACTGTTGACATGCGCTGGGACAAGCCGCTGCGAAGCTTCGTGCCACTGGGAGTCCCAGTTGGTCCGCTTGCTTCGTAGAACGTCCAAGCGCCGCAAGTGATGTCGAACGTCGAATTGCATCTTTTACTCCAGAACCTGAAGTTTTTTCTTGGTGCTGCTCTTGACGCCCAGCTTACTTTTGGCGCCCAGAACCTCACGGTCTTCGTTAGCTAGTGCGACGCTGGCGCCGATGGCGCGCTGTAACACCGTCTGCCGGTCAGTAGCCCCCATCAACTTATCTGCTGCACTGGCCTCGGCCGCGGCATCCGTAGTGGCGACAGCTTCAGCTGGCTTCCCTTTACCCATGCCCAGCAGATTGCCGGGGTCAGCCTTCGCGAGCAGCCCGGTGGGGTCTGCTTTCTGAAGCACGCCGGCGAACCCGATGGGGTCGGCCATCTTCTTGCCGAGCTTGAAGGGTTTTTTGACTGCGCCGCTCATTATTCTTCCTTCGGTATGAGTTTGATAGCGGACCCGATGCTATCATCGGACTCGGTGGAATCCGACAAGATAGCCCGGCGCTGCTCCATGGTCTCTACCATGCGCAGCTCCGCGGCGGGCAGCTGCGCTGCCGGCGGCGGATTCTTGGCCGCCTTGACGAGCGCCATGCGCTCCGCAATGCTTGCCTGGTCGACCTCCAACAGCTTCGATATCGGGTCGTTCTTGCCGAGCACGAGCCCGCCTGTCATTTTCGATATCGGCTTCGTCCACTTGGCGGCGACCTTGTCTATCGCGTCGGTCATTGCCGTTCCGGCACCAGCTTGGTAGCAGCGCCAATGGTTCCCCTCGTAAATTTACGAATCAGCGCAGCGATGGGCTGCTTCGTAAAGTCATCAAGGTCAGCGTCGGGAACACCAAGCCCAGTCGTTGCCTTCGGCCGATGAAGCTTCACAGCAGCCTCACCCTTACGCCTACGAAGGTTTCGGAAATCCTGCGCTACCTGTTCTTCTGCTCGGCTCATTGCTGTCTCAGTCCCCTCGCGCCGCGCGTCGACC